CCCATGCGGAGAGAGTAAGCGTTCATCCAAAAGGCACCCCCGGCGCTTTGCCCATCCTTGGAGAATAGGCATGTCGTCAGGGGTGACTTTCCGAATGGTTATCATGATCCCTCAACTTGCACCTTTAACACGGCAGATAAAAGCATAAAAGGGCCTGCTCCTGAATGCTGGATGTAGAAATCAATCGAATCGCGGTAGTCGCCGTTCACCTGTTGCTCGAAAGCGCCAGTGTGCGCGGGAAAGTCTGGAATAGGGATTTCCTCGGGATTCACGTACTCAATGTCGTTGAGCACCGTGCCAGGGATAAGCGCGCTGCGATCTGCGAACTGACCTTCAGAAGATGCTCTTACCTTGATATTCGTTCGCTCGTTCTTCCATCGGCGCGCCACGGTTGAGCCGTTCTGAAGCTGGGTTTCAAGCTTCATTGGCTGGACTCGGGCAATATACGGAATTCCCACATAAGGAGTAGAACTAGCAAAAACAGTCCCAACAGGAAAGGTAGAACTGGTTGTAGTAATCGCGCCCCCTGTAACTGTTCCGTTATTTGTGAATGCAGCAGGGAATCTGCCCTGTAGACGCCCCAGATTTAAGGCGGTAATACCTCCAGAGAGAGGTGAACGCACTGCACAATCCACTCCAACAAATTGATTGGTGGTTAACAAACCATCTTCCACATCATCAACCCATGTAGGATTTGTGATTCTGGGTGAGAACCTTTCAATATAGTTTTGGTATGATCCATTGATGAATCGACTAACCACAAACCAAACCTCATCCGCTTCATACTCAGGAGATCCGTCGATCCCGTACATAGTTGCCACTGACTTCCATGTGTCTCGATAAGATACGCCTGAAACTACGCGTTCACCCGTGGTGTGGCGATGCCAAGCCGTGACTTCTTGGTCGCGGTTGTAGCTGAATCCCAAAAGCTCATTGCCTGTTGCCTCGGTGTATTTGGTAATAGACCATAGAACAGGATCAAGATTTGATTGGAACGCGCACTGAACAATTGAGGGCCGGGTGATATGCTCAGAAAGCAGGGTCATTTCTGGAGCCTGGAAAGAGTCAGAGGCGAACTCATAAGTAAATTCACGGATCTTGCGGCCTGATTTTTGCACCCACAAGAGGCTTTCACCCGTCAGAACTGACGCCAAGCCGTTGCTACCAAAGCGCGTTCTACGACGCACACGGAAGCTTGCAGGCGTCAACGCGCCGTCTGTTTCTCCACTGTCTAGCGTCCATTCATCCCCAGTCGTGCCGATCACCAAGGCACGGTTGAAGCTGCTTAGCCACTGGATACGGTTTTGTTCCGTTGCCGCGAGGGTCACGTCCATTGACGAATCCGCATCAGCACCCAAAAGAAAGATGTAGAAATCGTCAATCTTTGATCCCCAGAGGCGTGAAGGGTTGCCGGTTGTTCCTCCCCACCAGAGACGGTTATCGTGAAATGCCACCGCTCCAGGATAGCCTTGCTCTGGGCTGAATGCAGGCTTCCGGTAAGATGTGGTGGAAACCCCAATGAATGTGATAGGCGGCAATTGATCGTTTGTGACAATCAATTTCCCCTTCACCTCCGTAGGACTAGTGTAGGACTCAATCAGGAATGGCAGAGTCAGGATGGATGACACGGGCTCAAGAAGCACCTTATCACCACCACCTGTTAGGCTTGTGGCACGGTAGCGATACCAACCACCAACCGCAGGGGCATCCCCCGAATAAGCGATATTGCCCGCGTTGACGTCGGTTAGTGGCCAGCTACGAACAATGATCCATGTCACGCCATCAAGGCTCTCTTCAAGGAATAGTTCGCCAGCCGAGGGGGCTGCGCCTGTAGCCCAATTGGTGGTGAATAGGTAAGCTCCCTGGATGAATAGTGGCGTTGTCGGGTCGAGATCACCAGTAGAAGGCAAGTCAACCTTTGTGAATCGGCCTGTCGTACCAACCGAAAGCTGCCAGGATGTTCCCACATCAGAGGCTGAAAACGTCGGATTGGTGGCAACCAGCTTGAATTGAACGCCGCTTAGATCGGCATCAGCCGCGCTGATAGTCCAGTAGGTTGTCCATTGCTCTCCACTTCCTGGACGGTTTCCCAAGCGAGGATTGGGCGAACCATTGTTGGATGTGTGGGCAGCTTTGGCCTCATAGATCACAAAGTTTACCTTCACCTTCGCGCCTTTGGCGTAGGAAGTGGCATTCGTCCAAGCAGGAATATTCTGGGAGCTTGTGCCCGGATTCCAGACAGTGAGATAATTGGCTCCCGTGATTGGAGCTGTGGTTGCGCCAGAAGTGTGGGCGGCATAGGCTGTATAGAGCGCACCATCAGAACCCGTAACGCGATCTCCAATAGCGTAGTTGGTTGCCGTCACCCATGGAACAGCATCGTACTGAACCTGTACAGCCGTAGTAGTGATGTTGGGGTCAAGGGCCGGGGCAAATTCAAAGGGCACCTTTTCAAGAATCCATCTAAATTCACTGAACCTAGATAATCTGTATGGGTTATGATTAGGATGCGCCAAAAACATCACATCATTAAGCAATGCAAACTTAAGCTCTCGCGTCTCTTGAACAGTGTATGGCGATGGGATTTCGTAATAGAATTCGATTGAATTCGCGGCGGTATGCTGATGCCAATTGGTTGCAGAAAACGTGGCAGACGATGGGCTGTAACGAGTTGTACAGTAGTAGGCGTTTGGGTTTACATACGCCAAATCTCCCACTTCCCAGAAGAACTTAGTCCAGTATTGAGCGAAGTTGGAGCCCACCCCAGGCTCCTCGTTGGGAGTAGTGGAAGCATCATGGGCAACCGTGCAAATCCAAGATGCGCCAGCGTTTACCACCCTATCGCCAATTGCATAGTTGGTGACCGCGTTGCTCCAATTGGTGAAATTCCAAATGCTGTAATCTCCATTCAAGATGGATGCTGTTAGGCGAATACTGTTAGCTCCGTTGCTGAACCAGAACCGAAGATAGCCCGACCCCCACTCAAGCATGTAATTCGTCTCTGTGGAGCGCTTAAATGACAGCAAATTAGCGTCACTATTGTTCTTGGTCGTGCCGCAAAACTCTGTGGCAGGCCGCTTATAGATGCCGCCGTAGGATCTCGGGATGAAGTTTTCTAGTACTCGGCACCCAGAGCGGTACTTATCCACGTCAACGCGTGAATCCATCAAGGGCGTCATTTCTCCAGCATTGAAACTGGCCGTCAGGGCATGAAAAGCAGTGGACATAGGTGGCTTAGGTTTGACTCACCTTGTTCATTTTCAAGCAACTATTCCGACAAACTACGGCAATGCGTCATAATTGACCGAGTATGGATCTGACCAATAACCACCACTGCGAGCTTGGATTAACTGACTGGAATTGAAGGGCAAAGTTCTGCGCGGCTTAGACTCTCGGGCATCTCGTGAAGCGGCAAGCGGCTTGATGCTTTGCTCATACGCTTGCCGTAGCTGCATAGCCTGTCCTGCTGGGCCGGTGATGTTCTGCGCCACGTAGGAAGCAAGCAGGAACGAGAACGCGTTGATGAAGTCTTGGCTCCATGTGTCGTAATCGTCCTGGTCGAAAATGTAGTAAATGTGAATTTTGTCGCAGCGAGACAAGATGAGGCCATTTGAAATCTCGTAGTCTGCTGAGTCGGTCTTATCATGACCGCCATACTCATCCACTTTGAGGATTCGGAGCCAGGGTTTAGGTAGGTCAGACAAGGTGTGCTGACGGTTCCAGGCTGCATTCGGAATGACGACGTATCGGCCTGTGCCGCTCACATAGCCAGACGCGAAAGTTGAGTCATCCAGGGTAAAGGTGTTGATTCCTGTGACTGTGACGTACCAAGTGCCATTCGCATTTGATAGTCCGTTGACTAGTTCAAGGTCGATGCGCTGACCCGTGACTAGGCCGTGAGTCGTCTTGGTGACTTGAATGAGAGTCCCTGAAGCGGTGAGAGCAACACCAACCAGACTCTCGTAAACAGTGACCAGCCGCCACCGATCTGTTGCAAAGTTCCAAGGATGAGAGCGCAACGCCTCTTTCCTCGCAGACTCAAACCATTGACGAATGGCGATAGCATTCTGATTCGTGTCCGTATCCACGTCCACAAGAGCCCGCGCCCCGATGTGGCTCAAGGCAAGGTCTGCGATTTGCGTCTTGGTCATGGCACGGAAAAGGGCCGAGGCTGTGAACCTCGGCCCTCAAGGGCGAGGATTAGTACTGTGCGTAGATGAAGTTGAAATACAGGATCACACCGGCGGTCAGCGTGTTGGCGCTGGCGATGGTCACTGTGATCAAGGTTTCATCCGTGGTCTGCGTTGGCACAAGGTTAGCGGCAGCTCCAGCGAGGGTGCTACCGAACGTGACCAATGCACCCGAAGACAAGACCATGCCGTCTGCGTAGATATCTGGATCTGCCGT